TTTCACACAAACGTTATCTTGCCATACATCATTACCTGAACATTGGTAGTTTTTCTCAACTTGTTCCCATATTAACTCACCAACTTGTTCTATTGTTTTTTCTTTATTACTTCCAGTTACAAGATAAACATTTTTAATCATAGAAAAATCATAGAAAAATGAACTAAATTTATCATCCATTGCGCTGCGGCTCGGTGTAAGTGTACCATCTACATCAAAAATATAATGAATCATAAAACTTGGTCCTTCAATTCTTTCACTAATCTAGATAGCTTTTCTTTATATTCAGCTCCCATATAATGTGCTGGCAATAGTTCACTTTCTGCATAGCTATAAGAAGCATTTAATGCCCTTATTGCATCTAGGTCTACACCTTCGGCACTAATCCAAACTGAATATGGAGGAAAGAAAGGATATCCATTAATAGCTATTTTAATAATGTTTCTTGTTAATTCTAGAGCAAATCGTTTGCCTGAGCTGTGGATCCCAGTATTAACTAAAAATACATTACACTTATTTTCTTTTATTTTTTTCATTAATAAATTGCTATATTCTTTAATTGGTCGAGGCATAAACGGTGAGCCATAACAAGGAGAGAATGTTTTAGTAATCTCGTTAATGCCGTTTTCAGTTCCAGGCATCATACTCGTATATCCAGTTTCAAATAATAATCTAACGGTTTCACCTTTAATCTTACTGATAGCAGGCAATATTCCTTCAGCATCAAATGTTAAAAAGAATACATTGTTTGGATGGTTAAGTATATCATCTGGACTATGTGCATTCTCAACACAATTAAGAGGATAACTAAGTCTTGCATTTGCCACACCAGGATTTTCTATTACTAGATTCTCTTGTTTTTCTGCAAGTGCTACTGCATCATAAATCGTCTTATGTGTTTCTTCTGATAAACCTTCACTTTTAGCATAGCATCCAGTTTCAATCATATGTAAACCATCTTGCTTCCAAGCAATCTCGTCATCTCCAATTAAACGAAAATCTGGATCACTACTTAATGTAGTCTTACCAGTGCCGCTCAAACCAAACATAAGATTAGTTGTATTGTTATATGTGAAAGCACTACAATGCATCGGTAAAACTTTTTTTAACGGAAGATCAAAACTGACAATACCAAACACACCTTTCTTAATTTCACCAAGAAAGGTAGTGCCTGCAATAAGCATCTCCTTTTTGTCTAAGTGTACAAAGATTTTGGGTTCTGAAATTTTAAGTTCAGTATTATGCCAAATAGTCCAATCTGGCATATCATGATCAGAATTGACAGTAAACATATTTCTAACAAATTGTTCATGTCTACTATCATTGGTATGTACCGTAAAACGAATACCAGCAGATATAAAACGTAAAGTATATTCAAACGTTTGAGATTCCATTTGTTTTGCAAATTGACGATATTCGTTTGAATCTCCAATTTTATAGTACTTAGGCCTTTTAGTACATAGCTCAGACGTTCGGTCTCCAAAGAAATATTTATTCTCAGGAGACCGGCCCGTTGGATTTGTAGTGATGTTAATATTTGTCATATTACTTCCCCAATAATTTCGCACTCAAATGAATGTTTTAGTAAATTCCAGTTATCCGGTTTTACAACCATTACCATACCCCAACCACAATTAAACACATTTTCAAATTCTGTAATATCCATCTTAGAATGTGTAAGTAGATTTCTCCACCATCCATGTCTTGGAATTTCATTCCACAATTTATAATCTAAGCCACCCAACATTCTAGGTATATTTCCATGTAATCCGCCACCCGTAATATGAGCGACATTAGTGATCAAATCATGGTTATTCAGAATTTCATTTGTATAAATTCGAGTTGGAGTTAAAGGTATCGCTGCCATGGGTAAAATTTTTCTAAGCAGGCTAAATCCATTACTATGAGGTCCAGAAGATTTAATTCCTACAAGATGATCGCCACTTTGTGCTGTTGTGTCTTTATCTTTATCAATAACAGTTCCCATAACAAATCCTGCAAGATCAAAATTTGTTCCTTGATATATATCCGGCATTTCTGCTGTTTCACCGCCTACCAATTCACAACCAGCGTGATCACATCCTTTTAGAATTCCGTCAAGAATCTGCTTACTCTTTTCTAAATCTAGTTTGCCTGTAGCATAGTAATCCAGAAAAGATATTGGCTTTGCAAATTTGCACAAAATATCATTTACACACATCGCAACCAAATCTATACCAATCGTATCAAATTTATCATAATATTCAGCCATTAATAATTTAGTACCAACTCCATCAGTACTGATTACAACTTGCTCACCACCTATTTTGACAGTAGCTCCAAAATCTTTGAATCCAAGATATTGTGCAAGTTCTCTACCTTTGTTAATATCGACTCCGCTATCTTTATAGTTCATGATATTGTCCAATTTTTATGTTTAATAATTAGGTTTTTTTATTTTTGATATAGTCTAATTCAACAGGTTCATGTAATTTAGATTGTCCTTGGATATATACCATTCCAGTAGGATTACCAAATGTATCTTTTCTCTGATATAGCAATGGCCTAGCTTCTAATTTTTCTATACGTTTTTGTAAATCTGCAATAGAAGTTATTGCATTGATCCGACGGTGTAGTGATGTCATAAATTCATTCATCCGAAAAAATCCTCTAAAGTTGCTTCATCTGTTATAGACCAACCCACTGCTTCAAGAATTGGCGTAAGTGGGTCGATAAATGTTTTATTAAATTGAAGGTCATAGTCGATATATTTATGAAGATTAAACTCATCAGGAAGATACTCAGGAAATGAGATAACATTTTCCTTAATAGGATTAGGCATTTTCAAGTATGAAAACTTAATCTTTTCACCGTTTTTAATTAATCCGTGTCTTTTTTCGAGAGCTTTGTCTTTAATTTGATTATTATATAATAAAGAACCACGGACATGAATTGGTGTACCTTTCTTATAAATTGATGCACGATCTGACCACTTTGCTACTTCACTAACACCACGAGGAAATGATACTTTTTCTGGTGGTAACGATTTGAACTCAGCTCTAAATGTATCTATAAACTTTCTAGTTTCCTTTTCAGATCCAGAGATAATGATTTTGAAAGCATCTTTAAACTTACCCCGAACAACTTCAGGTGTACTCGATTTAATAGCTTCAATACCCATGATTTTAAGTTTTGGTTCAGCGTATTGTACACCTTCATTGTTATGAACATTTAAGATATAACGTTTCTTTGCTGTCCATATCCCACGATTAGCTATAACTTCACGGCCCATTTCCATACGAGATACATAGCCATTCATTCTATAGAACAACTTATCATATGCTTTTGCGATCATGGGTTCGAAGTGTGACTTACAAATCTTGTCCAATAACGTAACAGGGTTTTTAGGCGCCAATTGTGCAACAAGAGGGCCAAAATTAATATAGACTGAGTCAGTATCAATAGCAATAACATAGTCTTTCCCTTCGGTTTTGAGAGTCTTGTTCATGTAAATGTTGATAGCCCGTTCAGCCCACTTAATAGAAAGCTGGCCGTTAAGAGTAACACTTTCAGCCAAAGCATTATCAAAATATTTGAAATACTTATTCGCCATGGCACCATACAAAGAATTCAATAGAATTTTAATAGCCATTTGATTATTTTCAAGTTGATTAATCTGAGCTTCAAGTGATGGATTTTTAGTTTGTTCATACTCCTGTTTTACTGCTAACATTTTCTGCTTAATTACTGTACGTTCAGCATAATATTGAACAATCAATTCAGGAATAATACCTTGCTTATGATGACTAAATGGAACTCCACTAGCGCAGATAGAATATTTTTCGCATGCTTTATCATCGCCATTTAGATAATGATCTACACCTTGAGTATATACTCCAAACGATTTATCTTTAACAATAGTTTCTGGTGAAATATTTGATTGCACAATAATGTTTGGATATAGAGAATTTAAGTCAAATGATACTACCCAATCGTGGCTACCCACCAAAGGGTCTTTAACATATCCTCCAGCAATGGAATGTGTCTGTCCCTTTTCTCTTGCTACGGACCCGGGTTTTGATTTTGAAGTTTCTGTAGCACCATGAACAGCATACATAGATTGTTTAATTTGTTCAACTGGTGAAACTATATCTTGACTAAGAAGTCTACGATATATAATTGATTCCCATATAGCAGTCGTACCAAATACATCGCTTATATTAACACCACCCCGATATGCCATAGTCATAGCAAGGTTAATAAGACCCATCTTTTGATCAATGCGATCTACGAGTTGTACATCTTTAATATTGTAATCAATGAACTTTTGATGATCTGCTTTATATAGACTATGAAGGCTACCATGTTCTTCATAAGACAGTTTCTTTTCACCAAGAACCGTATAAGCAATATGATCAAGCTTATAAGATTCTTGAGGACCGTATGAAAAACCGAACTTTTTAAATAGCTCAATATAATCCGCACATTGAATACCGACTAATTCATAAGTGTATTGAGTACGACCCATTATTGTTAATTGTCTATCATTCACGTGCTTCCACGGAGATAAACGATTAGCAGCTTGTTCAGTACCAATTATTTTGATTCGGTTAACAAGATATGGAATATCAAAGAAACGAATGTGCCAACCAGTAATAATGTCAGGATAATTCTTTTCCCAATAAGATAAGAAAGAAGAAAGAAGCGCTGGTTCACTATCAAATTGATGATAATTAATAAGATCGTGGTCCATATCTAATTCAGTCTTAGTAGGATCATAATCGTTTAATCCCCAGACTTCATAGATCGAAGACTTGCTCGACTTAAGAGCAATAGAAATGATTGGATATGCTGCTTCTTCAGGCACAGGGAAACCATCATCAGATGCTACTTCAATATCAAAATTAACTACATTAACATGATTTTGATTAAAAGTTATATTTTTAGGGAATTTTTGTGTGATAAATTGCTGAGTGTAATTTCTTGTGCCGTATACTTTTACACCTTCCATTTCCTTATAAGTTTCAAGGAAATCTTTACCTTCACGCATTGTATTAAATTCAATATGATTGAGGTATCCACCATCAAATGATTTAAATTTTGTCGGTTCTTTTGAAGGCAAATAGAAAGTAGGACCGAATTTTATTTTATCTTCTATTCTTGTGCCGTTTGCAGTGTAGCCTCTATATAATATAGTATTGCCATATCTGTCAACTGATGTATAAAAATTATTCAAGTTAATCCTCCATTTGGATTAATTATATCATAGTATATAGTAAATGTACACCTTTAATTGCAAGAAAGGGGCATTTCTGCCCCAATCTTTTAGCTTAATTTGTACCACAAATAATTACAAATTTTACGATATATTTTGTAATTCATAATCATAAAGTATAAGATCAATGCCAACCTCTAAGGTTCTCATTCTCCCACACTCTCATTCGTCTTTCAAGATCAACGTGAGATTTGGCTTTTGAGAAATATTCATCTCTTAATTCAAAGTCAGTTTTAGGCTTAATCCAGTTAAACAATCTTGGAATCTTAATGATCCAAGAATGAATTTTTCGGTCTAATACTCTAACAGCTTGATACAATTTAATAAGTAATCCCATCATAGGTCTGCCTGCGGAAGATGATCTAAGCCCATAGTATTTCTATTCAGCATATCCCAAATTTGATTTATTGTCATATGTGGATATTCACATTTTAGCATAGGAGCAATTCTTCGATTTGCTTCTATTTGTCTGGCTTGAATTATAGAATCCCACAGTCCGCTGAGAGAATCATTTATTAGATCAATTAATGAACTAATTGCTTTCGTTAAGTAGTTGTGACTTGTTAGTATGTGTTGCATTTTTGTTCGCCTCGTTTTTTCCAATTGAAATTTTACGAGGACGCATCTCATCGGGGATTTCATACTTCAACTCAATTGCAAGTATTCCATCCTGGATGTCAGCTCCGTTTACTCGAACGTGCTCAGACAATCGAAAAGTACGTTTAAACTTCTTGGTACTAATACCACGATGAATAAAGTCTCTCCCTTTGCTTACGTGTTCTCCTACGACTGTTAGAGTGCGGTCTTTCACTTCGATTGATAACTCATTTTCTGAAAATCCAGCAACTGCGAGTTCAATAAGATACTCGTGTTCGCTAGATCTAATGATATTATGAGGTGGATAATGGTCAGCTGCATGACGAACGGTATGTTCCATTTCGTTAAACAAATGATCGAATCCCACAAAAGATGAACGGGGAAATAGTGTTTGTATGCCTGTCATTTTGGTTTCTCCTTTTCCAAGCAAGAATGTTCTGGGACCAGACTAGTCTGCATCCCGCCGTATATGGACAATTTCTACAAATTGCCTCTATAGTATATAGTACTTTTTTTTAATATTTAAACAGCTTACGTTAAAAAAAATAAGTTATTTTCTGCCGATATTATACTTTGGACATAATTCCCATTGATCTTTATCTTTAAAAGAGATAATTTTAATCTGTCTTAAAGGTGCGACAGGCTTAGCTTTATCAGGATTATCAATAGCAATCAATCCCCAATCAGAAATGAGTGTAGCAATAGTATTTCTTCTATTAATATCGCTTTCTTCCAATGTGGATTTTTTACCATCAAGAAGAAAAAGTTCTTTAAAATGAACAATAAAATACCGACCCTGTTTATGCAAAATATGACAAGATTGAAATAATTTTTTTTCTTTTCGGGATGCAACGCCTATGCGTGTAAGAGTTTCTCTAACTTTTAGAAAATCATCTGGATCGTTAAGAGTAATCTCCAACATTGAATCGGGAGACCAGTCTACTAAAGTAGCTTCTTCATTCATTTTTTCAACTCACTTTTAATATATTCTATTCACGATTATTATACATGATAAATATATTTATAATAATTAAATCTTTAGCGTTTCTTACCACCTTTACTAATAGATGAATGAATTTTTTCCAGATGTTCTTTAGTAATCAGCGAGAGTACTTGATATGCTTTATCTTTAGAATATCCATAGTATTCTTTAATAGCATCAATATCTTTAGATTTATCAGCTTTAGTCCACCTAGAAAATCTTTTTCGGTTACGAACAATCGCGCGATAAAAATCATATTGTAGCCGGTTATCAAGATGAGCATGTTGATTCATTTCATTTGCCATTAATACGGTATCATTAAAATAAGACAAACTACGGTTAATCATAAATGCTGGATAATCTTTTTCATCTAGATCATCGGTCATGATATCTTTTTTTGAAGTATTAATACTATTCAGATAATCAAATGGACTTAAACTCATAGCGCACGAGCTAATGTTTGAATACGCATAACATCAAGAGCAATATCATGTTTTGGATCGTGATGGATAAACTTATCTCCAATATCTGGTG